AATTACTACTGCACCAGATGATGTTGCAAAACTAGATGCTGCATCTCCAGTTGAAATATTATCTGCTGGAACAGAAGATGAAATAATTTCATTAATATTTGTACCATCAGAAAAGAAAAATTTAGTTCCTTTATCTCCTGCTGCAAAAGTTACACCTGTTCCTGAAGCTGTTTTAAACTGTACTGTGAATGAACCAGATGTGCCGTTTACAACAACATATAATTTTTCTAAAGAATTTGGAACTGTTACAATTTGATTTCCTGTAATTGTTCCAGTTAATTTAATAACCATCTGTCTAGCAACAGATGTAGATTCAGTATTGTCTCCGTCAGTGATTGTTAAAGCTGTAGTTTGTGAACCACCCGCAATAGATTTTTCTACGTAACCAGCAACCGCTGATTGAACCATGCTTAAATTGGTATTAGTTTTTGTTCCCCATGTACCGGCATTTTCGCCAGTTGCCATTAGTTCTATACCAAGTGTTGTAAATGTCGATGCCATAGTTTGTTATAACCTTTTCTTATTAAAATTCCAATGTTTATGGAGATGCAGAGTCAATTTTAGTCCTAATTGTACCATCTGTGTAGTCGTCTCGTCTTCTTCTGCCCGTTTGTTCAAGGGCAAATTTTTGAGCCTCTTCTTTGTATTTTTGCTCATATAATTGTAACATATCTGCTGGTCCTTTTAAATAGGCATATGTTTCAGCCAAACAACAATATAATAAGCCGTTTGGAAAATTCATACTAATATAGTTTGTTATATTACCCGTCTCTAAAGTAGCAGGCGCTGCATTATAATGTATCTTATAACCAAATGTATCACTTGGTGTTGGTGATACAATTATAGATCCAGAATTTGATGAACTTTCTCCAGTTGCCCCTGTGTCTAGCATGGCATAATATTTTGGTGATCCAGTAGAGGTAGTTGCTGCAATATATTCCTCTAAAAATGTTAAATCTTTTTTTTGTAAATATGTATTATTACCTGTACGAGTAGATCCAGTTGCTGTGTAAACTTGAACTGCTCTAACAAATACAGCTCCTGCTGGCACAGTTACAGTGCCTGTGTTAGCTGTAAAATTACCTGTACCTATTTTTCTATCAGCATCAATTGGAATATCTCTAAATATTCTATATTGAGCGTTTAAAATTATGTTTTCTAAAACATCAGTTGTTAAAACGTTAGAATCTACCTCTGTGTAGTTTCTAATATTTGTAACTAAACCTGTATAACTTAATCCTGCCATTATGCGCTAAGAGTTGCCGGACCTGCCGAACAATTCTCTCCCCCTCCTGATATATCACCTGTTGTAGCAGTGTTTGTGTCTACAGTAAAGTGATAGAAATTTGATGTATTTTTAATGTTTCCGCTTGAATCTCTTTTGCCTACAGTTATTGAGTAGCCAGCAGATTTTGCTAAATTTGCTCCTGTTATACCATCAAACCCATTTGGATTTTGATAAGCGTCTGGATCAGACGTTGTATAAATTGGTCCTCTAAATCTTACCGTGTCTCCAGTCGATCTACCATGTCCTTTTTCTGATACATTTATAATTCCTGACGAAGCTGCAATTGTTTTAAAAGGATTTGGGCCTAATATATGAGCAACTTCATTTTCTGTTCTAGCTGGTCTAACTTGACCTGGTAAAGCTATACCATCACCTCCATGTGGTTTTGGTTCTAATTGTGGTTGCTTTGGTTCAAACTCAGATTTATGTACAAATGATCCATTCCATTCTGTAACCATTTCATTGTATGGAAATTCCATTCCTGATCTATCTGATATTGCTTTTGCGTATTTTCCTGTAGATGTTTTTGCCATAATAATTAAGTGCTTGGGTAATAAACTTTTGGTGTTATGTATGTACTAGCTGCAGAACCATCCTCTGCTAAAGCTCTAGCTAATTCATCTTCGTAATATAATTTCATTTGTTGTACTAATTGTGGATTAAATTTTTGTGCTAAATAAAAAGCTAGTCCTGATACCATGCAAGGCACAAATCTATACGGAACATCTGTTGCATCTGTGTAAGTTGAGTCAACATCTTGTATTCTTTTAATATAATAAAAATGCATATCTTTTGATGCATTACTAGAATCTGGTGTTGGATAAACATGAATAGTTACGTTATCTATAAATCTCTCAACCCAATATTGATTAGGCGTTCCTTTAGAAAGTTTGTTAGAAAATGCTGCATAAGTTGATCTATCAACTTTTGTCATTGCAGAATCTGATTGGGTTGTTGCAGTTCTATTACTTCTTAATTGTGCTTCTAAAACATCTGCAACTCCATAAATATTACTTGGTGTTGAAACAGCACTTGTACCATCACCACTTGATCTATAGAAAATGTAGTCAGATTGTCCTTCAATTAAATCAATATTAGCATCAGCTATTTCCCAAAAATGAATACCTCTATTACCCCATTCTTGAAAAAGAATATTTAAAGATCTTCTTGCTGTTTTTAATTGATATCCAGAAGTTACTTGTGAACCAATACGTTCGTATGCTTCTTCTACTATCTCATCAATAGCAAAAGTTTTGTCGAACGTGTGTGTTCCAGAAGTAGTATTGGCCATCAATTACTCCTTAATAAATTTTCTGAAACTCTGCTACGACTGTGTACATGTTACCATCGTCCGCGGAACCAGGTACTACAAAGTTAACATCACTTTCATTTGTATTATTAGATTTATCTGCTGGTATTCCACCAAATTCTCTAAAGTCCCAATAGCCTGCTCCTGTTAAACCAATGATAGGTATATCACCATCATCATCTTCTTCATCTAATCTTGCATATGAGTCTCCGCCATCGCCACCTTGACATGAATACCAAACTCTAAGTAATCCTAAGTGAGCTACTGCGGTTCCATCAGATCTAGCAGCTAATGCTGACACGTCACCAAAAACTGTAGTTCCGCCTGTTCCATCTGATTGATTTACTATTTTAATAACTACTCTGTTATCGTTCTGTTGTAGAATAGTTGGTCCTGTTACTGTATCTGCCATTTTATTTACCCTCCTTAATTAAGTAAATTTTTTGTGGCTCCCGAAAGAGCCACAAAAATTAATTATTAGTTACCGAATGTAATCGCTACTGTTCCACCAGATGTATTTAACAACTGTTTGCAACTCATCACGTCAGTATTGTTTCCTGCGTGTAAGTATGTGTAAGAACCACCAGCAATTGTAGAATCACCAGTATCAGTCATAATGATAATTTGATCTGCGTCTGTTGGAGCACTCTCTCTATCATAAATGTTTCCACCATCATCAGAAACCATAAATTCACCTGATTCTGCATCTAATTCATTAGCTGCATTTAAAGTAAATTTAAGAATTCCTGTAGAAGCAAAAGTATTTCCTGTAAAAAGAATTACTGTTTCATCACCAGCTGAAGCTAAGTCAGCACCTGCTGACATAGTTACAGTTCCTGATATACCACCAGTCAATCTAGATATCTTTTGAGTTACAGTTGGAGTTTGTCCTGGAGAACCAGTTGTTCCAATTGCAACATCAGCTCCAGTTACACCAGTTCCACCAAATACCGTAGCTGCTTGTGTTGCTGTAGGTACTGCTGTTTGTGTTGCTACAGGTATCATTGCTAAGAATAGTCTGTGCATTACTGTTGCTGGAGTAAGAACATTCAATGTAGATTGATCTTGAAGTTGACCTGCTAAAGGACCACCAAAGTTAGCTGCCCATCTTGGCGATAACCCTGTTAGTTCATAGTTAGTTGTTAGAGCTGTTTTAAGACCTGTACTATCAACATTAATACCACCTGTTAACGTAGAGATTCCTGTTACACCTAACGTGCCACCAATTGATGTATTGTTACTAAACGTTGAGTTAGTAGTAATAGCACCAGTTGCAGCTGCTTTTGTTATATCGATGAAGCCGTTCTCCGAACGTACCGCACCTGTAAACGTTGTGTTTGCCATGTTATATTCCTCCTAGAATATATAAATGTAGTCCCTAGGGATGTCGACTATACGCGTCCACATTTATGTTTATTTTTTTTATGTATAGTGTTGCAAGAATACAACAGATTTATATGAAGTGCAAGAGATCCTGTAAAGAAAATACGTTTTCTGTGATGTAGCTTTTTATTAAGTAGCTACTGAAACTTGTGGGGCAGCATCCTCTATTTTGTTAGTGCTATGTGCTAATTCTGCTTCTCTCATCTTAATATCAGCAATCAGCGCTCTAACCTTATGGTCAATCCTAACCATATTGAGTGTATATTTACC